TATGTTTTGCATTTTGTTTCTGATGAGTACATTTTTTCATTACAACAAAAAGTTCAACACTATTATAATTTGTCCTATTCTGATGCTGCCGTTAAAATAATGAGTGATTATTTGGGTATCAAAAAATTTGGAATATATTCATCTTCTTTTGGTGTTCGGAATATTCTTGTTCCATCTTTAGAACCTTTAGTTGCTTTACAATGGCTTGCAACTAGAGCTGTAGACGAAAATCAATCACCTGGATTCATATTTTTCGAAAACAGAATGGGTTTTAATTTTACCAATTTGAGTACACTATTTTCTTTCCCGAGTTTAACTAGAGTAAATTTTAGTGCAAAAAATATTTCGGATAATCTAGGTGAAGAATTTACTGGTGCTAGAAGTTTTGAAGTTGTTACACAAAATGATTTTGTTCGTAACACCAAATCTGGCGTTTATGCCGGCAAACTTATAGCGTTTGATCCTTTAACAAAAACGATACAAGAGCAACAACATACTTTTAAAGAGATGTATGATAGTGGTGAACATGCAAATAGAAATCCAAACGTTTCTTTAATAAAAAATAGAGGTGGTTTATTTCAAACACAGATGTATGATTCCAGAATTGTGACTTATCCATTTTTTGGTAATAGAAAAAATAGTGCGTTCATCAAAGAAAACAATCCAACGTCTGTGTCATTGGATGAAGACACAGAAAATTATAAATTTCAACGTGAAGCTATTTTTCAAAACCTATTCTCAAAACGTGTTAAATTAGTTTTACCTGGAAATTTTAAATTGTCTTCCGGTTTTTGCATAGATTTAGATGTACCAAAAAGAAGTGTTTTGGTGGATGGTGAAAATCCATTTGATTCTTCATTATACGGCAAATATTTAATTGTGGCCACACGACACATAATAAGACCAAACATGCATGAGGTCGTAATTGAAGCTGTAACAGATTCATCTAATTATAGAAATAAAAATAATACAGTTTTTACAAGTACTGTTGACCAAGAAAGAGCAGCAAATTATAATGAGTAATGATTACTATCGCAATTGGGTTGGGATTGTTGAGGATAGAAACGATCCGTTAAAATTACGTTGTAGGGTTCGTATTATTGGTGTACATCCAATTAGTAAAGCGCAAGTTCCAACTGAAGCTTTACCTTGGGCATCAATTTCTTGTCCGCCGTCTTCGATGTTATCTTTGATGATGCCAAAAGAGGGTGATACAGTTGATGGTTATTTTATGCATGGTAATCCTGATTTTCCAGTTATTACTGGAGTCATACATGGAATTAGATTAGAAGAACAAAATAATGAACTTGGTTTTAATGACCCACGAATACCAGAAATGATTGTTACAGCACCAAAACCTGCAAAAGGTATTGTGTATGAACAAATTGGTGTGCCATCTTTGCCACTTGTTGTTATGGAAGATGTAAAGTTATTACAACAAACAACAATACATAAAGCAAATCAAAATAGAAAACACGTTTGTGATATTGCTGGACTAATGAAACGTAACGCAGCTCTACTCAGAATTCAATTTTCACAATTAATGGAAGGAATTCGAGCAGGCATTAAAGCTATATTGAAAGCTTTAGGATTAAGTAGTGGTATTACTGGTTATATGATTGAACAAGCAAAAAAATTAGCTCGTGAATTGAGTAACATAGCAAAATCAATTTCAGAAATAGCAGACCTTGCAACAGTTGTTGTTGATTTTGCTAAAAAAGTTCGAGCAATGATCGACTATATTAATGGGCTGCCTTCTAAACTATATGCCTTATTGAAACAATGTTTATCAGAATTGGTAGCATCACTAACTTCTGGATTATCGGTATTGTTTGCTTCATCTGGCAAAACAGATTTTACTGAGGCCATTGCAGTATTCAATGATATTCAAAAATCAGCAGGAGAAATTTACACCGCTGGTTTAAAAGTTGTTGCAGCACCCGTTGCTGTAATCCAAGCATTGACTACTCCAGGTAGTTCAACTGATATTGCAGCTGCTGGAGAAACGTTGAATACATACCTATCCAGTGTGAACCCAACATCAACGACAACTGATATAACTAAATTTACAACGAATTAACATGGCAACAAAACCATCTGATGATTATTCGTGGACAGAACCCGAGTCGCAGGCAAACGATGAAACGTTGCCGAAGTATCCATACAACCACGCAACCATAACCGAATCTGGACACAGTTTTGAATTGGATGATACTCCGGGACGTGAGAGGATACGCCTCCAACACGGCGGCGCACAAACTGATGGTGATGGTACTTTCTTTGAAATTCAATCTGATGGAACGAGAATCAACAAGATTGTCGGTGATAATTATGAGATTGTTGCCAAAGATAACAATGTTATTATTTCTGGTGTATGTAATATTACTATAGAAGGCAATTCAGTTGTACACGTTAAGGGTGACAAATATGAAAAAATTGATGGTGACTATTACCTAGAAGTTGGTGGTAAATTGTCACAAACTGTTGCTGACACATCTTCAATATTATCTAATGGTGATATGACTGTTGGTTGTGGAAACCCAATCACGGGTCGAATGAAATTAGCAGCTGGCGACCATTTGTATTTGGATGCAGATTTGGTTGTATCTGGTAGTTTGGCGGCGAATATGATTACTTCAGAAAATAAAGTTAATGCTGGAACAGGTGTGTTTGCTGGTCCTTTAGGATTCGTAACATTACTTGGTGGTGTTGCGGTTGGACTTGATGTTGCTGTGCCGTTACAAGTTAATGTGACAACCGCTGTTAATGCTGGTGTCTCAGTTAATTCACCGCTAATTAATGGTGTTATTGTTAAAGATGTTCGTGGCACAATGGAAATGATGCGAATGGTGTTTAATTCACACATACATCCAACATCAAAGGGACCAACCGGTACACCCTTTGCACTAATGTAATGAGGTATTATGGCAAGCGTATATGAAAGATTAAATTTTAGTTTTGATACAAGCAAGTTTGGAGATTCAATTAATCTTTCAGACAGTACAAAGAGTTATCTAAACGCCGCACCAGTTAAACTTGAAGATTGGCAAAAGAATGATTTGGCCACAGGCGGTATTGTCAAAACAAATTATTTTAAAAATCCAATGATTACTGTTACCTCAAGATTGAGTGATAACGTTGCTGAGTTAAACAGTGTTTTACAGACAATCGATACATTTGATAACGGTTCTGGAACTGAATTAAAAACTAGTGTATCGAATTTGATAATTGAGATTCGTAACTATTTGAGTCACACATCAAACATCTCTGGTGTTACGGAATCAAAAGCTAATATTTCAGAAGGTTCTATTGTAGTCACTCATTTTCCAGATTACAATAAGGCAGTTAGTGCAGGTGAACAGATTTTAATGTTGACTAGTGCAACCGATGGTGTTGCCAATACAGTTCCTTTGTTGGGTAATTTTACTAGTTTGTTTATTTCAGATGAGATTACATCCAATGCCAACAACATTATTAGTAACATAGTTTTGGTGAAAAACAGCATTCGCACAGAAACAACAGGTGGTGAAACGCCAGTAACATCGACTTTATCAAACCTATCATTATCACTTATAACATCTTTAACTGCAAATGTTGAATCTGCCAACACGTTATTGTCTACCAGAAGATTGCATGATTGGAACTTTTACAGAAATTCATTGAATATTTTGGATGATTATAACAAACTCAACTCACTAGGTAGAGTCGGTAATACACAAAAATACTTAATAAACAATCTGATTGGTACAGACAAATACAAAAATAGCTTGGCCAATGAATCGGTTACGGATCCTCTAGTTTCTCAATATTCAGATTTTTGGAGCAAGGCAAATACTTTAACCACAATTCAATCCAACTCTGTGGGTGGAGTCATGGATCGCAATTGGGGATTGTATAGGTCTTGGTATGGATCTAATCCTGATATTACTTGGGGATCAAGTGGCACCGGTGCCACAGGTAACAGGTCTGGTACAGTTTCACTAAAAGCCGGCGGAAGAGGAGTTGATGTAGTTATTGTGGATGGTGTTATAGATTCGAATCATCCTGAATTTGCTGTGAATCCAGACGGCACGGGCGGTAGCAGAGTAAAATATTTTAATTGGTATTCTTTGAACATACCTGGTGATACCAGGTATGGACAGACATACAGTCCTCCTATAACAAGCAATGCAAGTTCTTCTTCTGATGACAGTAGACATGCTGTTCATGTGGCAGGTACTGTAGCAGGTAATACACAAGGATGGGCTCGTAATGCTAATATTTACAACATAAGTCCGCAGTATGTGACAGGCGGTGTTCAATATACATACTTGTACAAATACATTTTGTATTGGCACAATCAAAAACGTGCGGCAGGTAATATGACACCAACAATTGTAAATAACAGTTGGGATTCACGATACACAATAACTTATACTAATATCACATCCGTGACATATCGAGGATCAACTGTTGCAGGTCCATTTACTATTAATCAATTGGCATCTTATGGCATTAACGTTGACTCCTCCAACATTGCTAGGATTCCATTGAGGAATGACACAATGGATGCTGACATACAGGCCTGCATTGATGCGGGTATTATCATGGTTGCTTCCGCTGGAAATCAATATTATAAAATAACAACAAATACTAGCGATGTTGACTACAACAATACTGTGACAGCAACAGGATCCAATTCAGGCAATCCCATATACTATAATCGTGGTTCATCACCAGGTTCTGCGTCAAATGTCATATGTGTAGGAGCGATATCATCGTCAATCAATAGTCCAGGTCCTGACAGAAAACTTGATTATAGCAATCGTGGGCCTCGGGTGAATTTGTTTGCTCCTGGCACAATTATTACCAGTGCTTGGCTTACAAACATCATTACAGATCAAGGAATTTTACCTACTCCTGTGGTTGATGCGAGAAATTCCAACTATTATGTTGCCAAACTTAGTGGCACTAGCATGGCGTCACCACAGGTGTGTGGTGTATTGGCATGTGCATTAGAAATAACTCCCACAATGAATCAAGCAGCTGCATTAACTTATATCACAGAGAACGCTGGAGTAAATCAGATTCCTACAACTACTGGCGGCGTAACCGATCCATATGACCTGTTGGGTGCGGCAAATCTTTACCTAGCAGTACCTTCTAATTTAAAAAGCACTGGTTAAGAATAATTATGACAAACACAAAAATAACGTTGGGTAACATAGATAAATAAGATATGGCCACAGTAATTTCATCTTCATCCAGACAATATAAAGATTTGGACCTTAACTTTTTGATACATCCAGTAAGGAAAGATATCAATAAACACAAGGACGAAATGGCAGTTATCAATTCAATTAAGAATTTGATGATGACCAATCATTACGAAAGACCGTTTCAACCTGATTTAGGTTCTAACGTAAGGCGCTTGCTTTTTGAAAACCTCGATAAGATTACCGCAATATCGATGGAAAGAGAGATTAGACAGGTTGTTGAGAATTACGAACCAAGAGCACAGATTAAAACTTTAGATATCTTACCTGATGTTGACAATAATGGTTTCAGTGTTCGTATGGAATTTTACATTATGAATATGACAGACCCCGTAACAATTAATTTTTTCCTAGAACGAGTACGATAAATGGCAAATCGTTTAAGAGTAACCGAACTTGATTTTGATACAATCAAGACCAATTTAAAAACATTCCTCAAACAACAAACGGAGTTTTCCGATTATGATTTTGAGGGTGCTGGCTTAAGTGTTCTTTTGGACATTTTGGCATATAACACGCACTATAATGCATACTATCTCAATATGGTTGCAAATGAGGGTTTCTTAGATACCGCATTGTTAAGAAACTCAGTTGTGTCTCATGCCAAAAAACTTGGTTATACACCACGTTCAAACAGAGCATCTAAGGCTGTTATTGATGTATCGATTAATGGCAGTACTTCTGCAGAAGATTACTTGACTATACCACGTGGATATACATTTATTAGTGGTCCGGTTGAAGGTAAAATTTATACTTTCATTACTTTGCAAGACTATACCGTTTCAAAAACTGGAACAAACTTTGTCTATAACGATATTGAAATCTTTGAAGGTAAATTACTTTCATATTCATACAATCATTCGGAAATTAGTAATCCTAAACAAATTTATGAAATACCTGATGCTAAAGTTGATACAACAACATTGCGTGTTACAGTTCAACAAAGTTCTTCAAACACGGAAACTGTCGTTTATAATCCTGTAGATGATTCAATTTCATTGACTTCGGATTCTAAAACGTATTTCCTACAAGAAGGACAAAGCGGCAAGTACCAAATCTATTTTGGTGATAACATTGTTGGTAAAAAATTACCAGATGGTGCGGTTTTAACAATCAGTTATCTAATAAGTAATGGTGAAGATGCAAACAAGGCTGCAAACTTTACTGGTTCCGCATCAATTAATTATTTAACAGGATTTACAATCAATACTGTTACTGTTGCCGCTGGTGGTCGAACACGTGAGACTGTTGATGAGATTAGATTTGCTGCACCACTACAATACATTTCGCAAAATCGTGCTGTCACTAAAAACGATTATATCAAATTAATTCAACAAAAATATCCACAGTTTGAAGCAGTTAATGTTTGGGGTGGAGAAGAAAATGATCCACCTGTTTATGGTAAAGTCTTTATCTCGGCCAAACCTAAAGATGGCTTTGAGATTACAGATACCGAAAAAGATTTCTTCTTACAGAATGTTCTAAAACCAATTAGTGTGATGACTGTTACACCACAAATTGTTGACGTTGACTATAATTACTTAAAAATGATTTCTACAGTATATTATGACCCAACTAAAACAATTTTGGATTTGAATACATTAAGAACTAAGGTTAGAACATCGATTTTAGATTTTTGTAATACTAATCTAAACTCCTTTAATGCATACTTTAGGTCTTCTGCTTTAAAAACGGCAATTGACTCTTGTGACATTTCTGTCATTTCAAACGAGTTGGAAGTTTTTATTGCCAAGAAATTTAGACCAGACCTTATAACAACATCAAATTATATTTTAGATTTTGGTGTTGAACTGCAACGTGGTACAACAAACGATAACTTCTATACAAGTCCAAACTTCACAGTATTGGATGAAAACGGAATTACAAGGTCAGCGTTTATTGAAGAAGTTCCATCATCATTTACTGGTGTTGAATCAATTACTGTTACGAATCCAGGTATTAATTACTCATCAACACCAACGATTGCGATTCTAGGTGACGGCCAAGGCGCCAAGGCAGAAGCCACAATTATCAATGGTCGTTTGTCATATATTACAGTTACAAATCCAGGTGTTGGTTATACGACTGCTGCAATTGTAATTACTGGAGGTGGCGGAACATTAGCCACTGGATCTGCTGTGCTTGAGAATAGATATGGCCAATTACGCATTGCTTACTTCAGACCAGATGAAACATCGAATCAGAGTGTTAAATCAATTCTTAATTACCAAAACAACAATGGTGTGATGGGTCAGATTGATTACACCAAAGGTAAAATTTACATTAACAATTTTAATCCTCTATCTGTAGCCAACGATTTTGATGAGTTGTCTGTACACATTCGTCCATCTAAATCAGTTATTCACTCAGAGAAAAATAAATTATTAACGTTTGATGTTAATGATTCTACTACAATTGTTATCAACATAGTACCAATAAAATAATGTCAGACGTAATTCTATCAAGTATAGTAGAAAGTCAACTTCCCGAATTTATTAGGGAAGAACACCAACTTTTTGCAACATTTATTAAACGATACTATGAGTGGTTGGAAAAGAACGGAAACATTGTTTTGGAGTCCAAAAAATTGGATGATGCCAAAGATGTTGACTTGGCTGACAATGTTTATATTGAACAAATTAGAAAAGAGATTGCACCATTCTTTCCAAAAGAACTGTTGCTCGACAAGGCTAAGTTTTTAAAGATCGTTGGTGAATTTTATCGTTCAAAAGGTACACCAGAGTCTGTTAAGTTTCTTTTTCGTGTATTATACAATGAAGAAATAACAATCAGTTATCCAAAAGAACAGGTGTTGCGTACATCTGATGGTAAATGGGTTCTTCCATTAGCCTTGCGTGTAACCGACAATGATGTAAATATTTTAGAAATTGAAAAAACAAAAATTATAGGTCAAACATCTAAAGCATCTGCAATCGTTGAGAAGGCAATAAAATCTGTTGACCGACAGTTGGGCATTGAATATGTTGAGTTATATATCTCCAACATCACAAAATTATTCACTACTGGTGAAACGATTAGAACACACGTTACTGGGAATACACAAATTGAAGTTACAGCAACTTTGATTGGTTCTCTATCAGAAATTAAAATTGATCCAATAAATCGTGGATTGTATTACAATGGATATGATCCAGATTTAGGTTACGATGGTGATCCTGTTACAATTATTGGTGGTTTAAATCCACAATCTGCCAATCCGGTTGGTGCCTTAGCTACAGTTGGTACTGTTCTAAAAGGTTCTGTTAAAAACATTATTACTAGAAATGGTGGTTTTGGTTTTAGATATGATTCGGTTGCACCAAACTCAACGATTATTGACTTCAAAGGTGGTTTTGCCGGTGGACTTTTGGGTTCAGAAGCCAAGGCATTCATTTCGTTACTTGATGAAAATTATACACGAAATGTTAATGTTTCTGATGTTACAATTGAAACTGTTTATTCACAGTCAATTAATCAATGGGATAATACATCTAATACAAAAACAATTGGCCAAGTTACAACATATCAAGATTTAGGTTTGTATAGTATTGCTTATGTTGACATTCTGTCATCTGGCGGTGGTTACAGACAAAAACCTGAAGTTGATATTTCCAGTATGTATTTGGAAGACGTTGATGATTTATTGGTTATCACATCATGTACTGCCGTTCAAGGCAGTCGCATACTTAGAGATTCTTCACAAGATTTAACAGACACTTTTGAAGTTGGTGAAAGAGTCAAATTGTTTTTAAAGAATCGTTTTGAAGAAATACGAACAGTTACTGCAGTAACATCCGAAACAATTACGTTAGATGTTCCATTTGAAAACAACATTGATAACTTGATGGTTTATAAACTATTGAGAAAAAATCTTGATGCGTTAGGTTCTTTAGGTCGTATTGAAATTTTAAATGGTGGCCAAAATTATAACGTAGGTGAATATTTAATATTCTCATCGACTGGTGGCCGTGGACTTGGTGCAAACGCACAAATTATCGAAGTTCACACCGCAAACAATGGTGTTAAATCAGTAGAATTCAACGAAAGAAGTATTGGTGCTTTAACTGGTGTAACAATTTCCACAGGTGGCACTGGTTATGGTGTAGGTAACACATTTACTGCTACGGGTGGAACTGGAACTTCTGCGGTGCTAACTGTTTTGGCTGTTAATGGTAGTGGTAATGTTACTTCAGTTAATGTTTCAAATTCTGGCAAATACATCACAAGTCCAACTACAACATTAAATCCATTTACATCAAACACTGGTTCTGGTTCTGGATTTAGAGCTAACTTAACAATTAGTTATGCACCAGAGTATATTCGTGGTGGTGAAGGTTATGATGCAGAACATTTACCAACAATAACTGTTAACACTGCATTTGGTACAGGTGCAACATTAATTGCCAAAGAAATTCTTGGTGATGGTGAAGAACTCGAATTGTCAACAACTAGAATTGGATCTATTTCAACATTACGTGTTGTAAGTTATGGCTATGATTACATCTCTGCACCACAAATTTCATTACGTAATGCAGACTTAGTTGTTTCGAATGTAACACAAGGCCAAATTTTTGTTGCAAATACAAAAATCTATCAAGGTGCATCAAACACAAATACAACTTGGACAGCTTTTGTTGATAGATACGTCACATCAAACAACCACATGAGAATTTATAATTACCGTGGTTCTCTCAATGTTGCATCACAAATTATATCTGATGATAATACAGTTTCTGCGAATGTTGTAAATGTATCTTACTATGGTGACGGCAAAGCAAAGGCAACAGCTGGGTTTGAAAATGGTTTGATTCGTTATCCTGGTATTTATTTGAATGAAGATGGTCAACTGAGTGCTGATAAGAAATTACAAGATTCTAAGAAATATCACAATTTCTCTTATGTAATCAATACCGAAAATGATTATGTTAAATTTAAGAAAGCCTTGAATGATGTTGTTCACCCTGTTGGAACAAAAACATTTGTTACTAGAGTTAGTGCCAATCCAAAAAATGCTGCCAGACCAAACAGCACAATCAAAATAATTTCTGTGCAAACTTTATCGAATACATTCAATGTATCCAATGGTTCAAACAATATGGTTGCAACGGGCGCTTCACCTAATCTGGCATCTGTCATTTCTGTTGGTGATTATGTGACACTGAGAAATGTTGAACGTAGAATTAGTGGTACTGTAAATGTAGGTGTATCTTCCAATGTTGTTGTTGGTACTTCCACGAACTTCATTAACGATGTTCAGGCCAATGATGTTATTAAACTATCAACCGGAAACACATCAACTGTAACTGAAGTCATAAACGCAAATACAATTTATACATATACTAATTTTGGCATATCAAATAATAATGCAACAATTAGTATCTTGTTCAATGACACAAAACAAGTCACATTTGTCAACGCAAATACAATTTTGGTAAGTACCAAATTTACAACAAATTCTACCTATGTGACAACATCTCACCAAAAACTTGAATAAATAAAGACATGTCTTCAATAATTACTAAAAACTTCTCAACCGAGTTAGCTCAGGATTTCACCTATCTATTTGATATTGGTGCGAATGATTATTTACCTCAAATCAGAAAGAGTTATGTTTTTGCAATGTTGGGTAAACAAATTCCTTGGAACGCAGGAACTGAGGTTGTTCCAACACCAACAGAAACTATTCCTTCTTTCGTGCAATGTTGGGACAATGCTATTGTTGCAAAAAGAATGTCGTTAAATGATATATCTTATGTTGTTCCAAGAAGAAACTGGACATTAAATACCATATACTATGCTTATGATTCTGGTAATGCAAACTTTTACGTATTGAACAGTAAAGACCAAATCTTCAAGTGTTTAGATAACAACAGTAATGCAAACTCTACTGATGAACCACAACTATTTTTATCTTCAACTTCATTAGAAGAACCTTACTTCCAAACTACTGATGGTTATAAGTGGAAATATATGTACACTTTGAACACATCACAAAAAGAACGATTTTTAACAGCAGATTGGATGCCAGTTACATACAATAAGTTTGTACGGGCAGCTGCTTTGGACCGAAGTATTGATATTGTAAAAGTTACCAACAGTGGTAACAATTATGTCGATGGTTCAACACAATCAATTATTTCAGTTGATGGTGATGGCACTGGTGCTGTATTGAAAGCAAACGTATCAAATGGCCGCATTCAAAATGTAATTGTGCAAAGTCGTGGTTTAAACTACACAAAAGCAAATGTAATATTTACCGATATTACTGGTGGTAATGGTGCTGGTGCTGCAGCCACAATTTCTCTTGCTCCACAAAACGGCCACGGTTATGATCCAGTCGAAGAACTAACAGCAAACACTGTTATGTTGAATATTGATTTTGACGGCAGTGAATCTGGTGATTTTCCAGCAGAAAATGAATTTAGACAAATTTCATTGGTTAAGAACCCTTACGTTTTCAATACATCAACGCTGGCATCTGGTCTACTATATAATGTATACACAAAAATTAATGTGTCACCAGGTATTGGTGACTTCAACAATGATGAGTATGTTTATCAAGGCGATTCACTAGATACTGCCACATTCTCAGCGCAAGTTATTTCGTTTGATGAACTTACGAATAACTTATTTTTAAATAATATATTGGGAACATTTCAGCCAAACGTCACAATCAAAGGTAATTTGAGTGGTGCGATTCGAGTTGGTGTTTCAAAAGCAGATCCGGAATTACATTTGTATTCCGGTAAAACATTAATGATTATCAATCAGTTACCTTTAACTAGGGATCCTGACCAAACCGACCGAATTAAATTTATATTGAGTTTCTAACGAGGAATACATGACAACTCTTTTCAACTACGACCCATATTTCGATGACTTCGATGAAGACAAGAACTTCATGCGTGTCTTATTCCGACCTGGATATGCAGTTCAAGCCAGAGAATTAACTCAAGCTCAAACAATCCTCGCAAACCAGATTGAAAAATTTGGTAATCATATCTTTAAGAGTGGTAGTCCAATCACTGGTGGTAAAATCTCACTTGATGACCGAGCATACTATATTCAATTAGATACACAATATAATGGTGAAGATGTTGTGTTGGAAAACTGGTTGAATAAAACTATTATTGGTTATAGCACAACTAAAATTGTACGTGCAAAAGTTATTGCAATTGACAATACCACAACAAATCCTATCTTGGTCGTTAAGTATTTGAGTGGTGAGAAGTTTGTTGAAGCCGATGAAATAAAAATTTATGGTCAAAACATCTTTGCTCAAGCTAAAGCACTAGATGCTGTTGGTCGTTCATATGTTGCCAGTATCCAAGAAGGTATATATTACTTCAAAGGTCAATTCGTAAAAGTATTGCCTGAGTTTTTGGTACTTGAAACATTTTATCGTTTAGGTTATGATACATCTACAATTAATGTATTGCCATCATATAAAATTGGTATTGAATTTGACCAAGAAATCTATGATGAAATTGATGATTCTTCGTTGTTGGATCCTGCACAAGGCTCATTTAACTATCAAGCTCCAGGTGCAACACGTTCAAAACTAATCACACGATTATCAAAACGCACATTAGATTCTGCTGATGAATCTGCGTTCTTTGAAGTTGTTCGTGTTGTTGATGGTGTTAAAACTAAAGAAGTTCAATACCCAATATACAGTGAAATAGAAAAAACTTTGGCCAGAAGAACTTATGATGAGTCTGGTAATTACACAGTTGATCCTTTTGTTTTGACTTTGGAAGAAGAATATGCAAATCGTGCAAACAATAATTATGCTGACCCAAATTATTTCAGTGTAATTTTGGATCCAGGTAAAGCTTATGTTGCAGGCCATGAATTTCAAACTATTGCACCTACTAAGTTAGGTGTTTATCGTGGTCGTGCTACAGCGAACGTATCAGACTATGATATTCCTACAAATTATTCTAGTTATGTTGTTGTTGAGAATGTTCAAGGTACAACAAACTTAGACATTACTACATTTCCAACTTTAGATATTCATTGTGTACCAAAACAATATATCGATAAGAGTGGTACAGTATATTACAATTCTACAAAAATTGGTACTGTTCGTGTCAACAACATGAAGTATCATGGTGCAACGTCTACAACATTAGGTACATCACACACTCATAGATTGAATCTATTTGAAGCAAACACCACACCAATCATTGGTAATCTTGCTTCAAGTGGCCACACCTCAGCAAATGTTATATTGCCTACTGCATGGTGTACAACATTGCAAGCCAACTCATATCAAGGAATGTATTTCCACATCACTGATGGTGCTGGTAGAGATTTGGCTCCAATTCGAATCGAATCTTCTGGTTCAAACTTCATTAGATTAGATTCAAGTTTATCATTTACTCCAGCTGCAAATGCTTTCACAATTGAATCTGGATTCAGTGGTGCTGAATCATTGGTGATTCGTTCTGGTGGTGCATTGCTTTGGGGTGCCGATGTTAATGCTGAATCTAGAGATTCTACAGGTGATGCATATATTACCGAGAAAAACAAAGACAGTTTGTTATTCCCAATTCCTTTTGAAGCTTTAAAAGAAGGAACAATTACAAATTTTGATTTCTTTGCTAATAAAGTTTACTCCAACAAATTGTCTGATGGTGGTGGTGTAATTACAATCTCCACAGTTGGTACAGATACATTCGCATTTGCTGGTTCTGGTGGTACTTTAGGTGACACCGCAATTTTAGAAAATATTGTTTGTTTAGTTCGTTCTGATACTTCTGCAACAAATGCTGCATCAGGTATTGCTGGAAACACTATCTTATCTTTGGCTAATAACTTATTTACTGTTGTTGCTGTTGATAGTACAACAATTCAAGTTGATTTGAATACTCCTGCTGTACGTTGTGATTTCATTATCAAAACTAAAGTAAATCAAGCTGAAGATGGTACCAATGGTGCAGTTAGAACAAAATCACTGTTCCCTGCGAACGATTATTTTCACACAAGAGTTCCATACATTTTAGATGACGTTGATGCTTTAAATGTTGGTAACACAGGTACGGTTACCGCTATTACTGGCGGTTATGTTTTCCCAACTATTGGTGTGACACACTATGATTTTTCATCTGTTGGTGGTTCTTTTCCATTGAATCAATTGAAAACTCCTGGTGTTCCGGTTAGTTTGCAAGTTGCAGACGTTTATGAAATTGTTAAGATCATTGATTCCAAAACAAATACTGGCAACATTACAATGTCAATGTTGACTGATCCAACACACGATGTAACAGACCATTATGAGTTGGACAATGGCCACAGAAAAACACACTACGACCATGCTTCTATTAGATTGAAGCGTGGTTACAGTTCACCAACTGGTTCATCATTGATGATTCAGTACAAATATTTCAATCACGGTAGCGCACCATCTCCACAAAATAATGGTTTGTTTACTGTTGATTCATATACTGGTTCAACTAATTTGACATACAATCAACTACCAAAATTCTTCAATCGTGAAGATGGTAGAATTGTTTCAGCTCGTGCTGCATTGGATTTTAGACCAACAAGAGATGTTGCAAGCACAACATTAACCGGTGCAGTCAATCCTGATCCAGATTCATTAGCAGAATTGTCATTTGAATATTATTTACCAAGGATTGACCAGGTTGTTGTTAAACCATCACAAGAAATTTCCATTATCAGTGGTAAACCTGCTGTAATTCCAGTTGCACCACCAGTTGGTCCGGAGGACTTACACCTATACACAATGTATGTTCCAGCATACACGGAAAGTGTAAAAGACATTCGTGCCGACTTTAAGAATAATAAACGTTACACGATGAAGGATATTAGTTCGTTTGACACTAGAATTCGAGGCCTTGAATATTATGTGTCTTTGAATACATTAGAAAAGAATGCCAATGATTCTAAAATCTTAGATGCAACTGGACTCGAAAGATCCAAGTATGGTATTCTAGTTGATAATTTTGGTGATAATGGTGTACAAGCAACATATGGTGATGCTGGTTTTGATAATCGTTGTATGGTTGATAATGGTTTATTGAAACCTGCTGCTTTGATGCGTACAGTGAAGATGCTTTGGAATGAAGCCGCATCTTCTGGTTCTTATCGTGCCATTGGTTCTGGTGATAAACGTTCATTGATGATGGACTATACATCTTTACCATTTGCACAACAAGATTCTGCAACGAAAACTGTAGGTGTAGCAAGTGCATTGTATGGTGCATTTAGAGGTAACATGAAGTTGTTCCCAGAGTATACAGCAGAAGCTGATACAGATTCAACAGCTAAAGTCACGTTAAATTCTTTACAAGGTATCGAAAACCCATTCAACTTTATTAATGATGCATTTAGATATTTGTCTGATGCGAACCCTGGTTGGGTAAACGATGCAAATAATCCTTTTGCAAAAGTTATTGACTCTAAGTGGTTCGAAAGTGCTTCTGAAACATCCGACACTAAAGTCACTAGTGGCGGTATTGGTTACGATTTAAAAGGCGCAGATTTTGGTAATTTACAAACTACCACAAATAGTGTTTACATTAAGAGTGGTGCTCAATACACATTACAACAAATTGCAAAGCCAACTGCAAGTACTGTTGACGTTGGTACATATGTTACCGATGTTTCAATTAATCCATACTTAAAGCCAAAAGCAATTTCTTTTGTTTGTAACTCTTTACGACCAGATAGTAATTATTTTGCTTTCTTTGATGGTGTTTCCGTAAACAATTATGTTGTTGTTCCTAATAGAATTACAACAACTATATCTCTTTCTACAAATGGTTTTCAGCCTGGTGAAATAGCAGTTATTGCGAATAATCAAGGTGAAGCTGCAACATTCATAACAAATTATAAAGCTCGTTCAGGAACTTATAAGACAGTTAGAATTGTTAATGCTGATGTTGGAAGAAACGTGTCATTGGTCAACGAATCTGGTCAATCATTGCAAGGTAAATATTTGAGAGGTGTTAACTCCGACTCACTACGTTATATTGAGACATTGGAAGAACACAAATCTGGAGTAACACGTTCTGTTGGTGCAACAACAATTACTTTGGCTTCTGATGCTCCATCATTTAACATTGCAGCTTCAGCAAATACAAATGTTCTATATTTGGTAAGGTCTATTGGAACAGATAGTGATGAAAAGGCAGGTATATTAGAAAATGCAACTTCAGGTGCGACTGTATCTGGTGCAACATTCAACATTATTGCCTACGATACAACAACAAAAATTGCTACTATACAACAAACAACATCAGCAACACAGAGAAGTTTAAATTGGACATATTCTCTAGGTTCAAATAAATCTACATCTACTGGTGATGTTGGTGGTGTTTTGTATCCACCTAAAGCAACATTTAGAACCGGTGAACGTGTATTGCGTATTACCGAATCTTTCAATAATACTTACGACAAAGATGCAATTTCATTTACAGAAACATCTTACGTTTCTTCTGGTGTTGCTCTTAAGAAAACAAATTTAATTGACACAGTTTATAACTTTGCTACTTCATCTAAGTTTACTGGTGAAACTACATCTAAAGTTCTTTCAAGTCAAACAACATCTTCAGTTCTAACAAGTACTGGTTACAATCCACCGCCAGCGGCTGAAAATCCAACACCGGCTGCAGTTGTGGATCAAGCAGTAGTTACAAATGTAATTTCTACTGCTGTGGATGATCCATTAGCACAAACATTCTATGTTGATCCTGAAAAGTATCCATTAGGTTTGTTTGCTGAAAGTATCGATCTATTCTTTAGTGCCAAAGATGATACATTACCTGTTACTGTTCAAATTCGACCAACAGTTAATGGTGCTCCATCAGCAGATTTCTGGTATCAAGAATCTGTATCGACAAAATATCCAAGTGAAGTTAATGTTTCTTCTACACCAAGTGTTGATGTTGCATCTACTGCAACGAAGTTTACATTCCCATCACCTGTATTCTTAAAACCAGGTTTATATGCGGCAGTTATTTTGTCTAGCAGTCCAGACTACTTAATGTGGGTTGCTGAAAAAGGTGCATTGACAACAGCTAATAAAACTGTTTCACAAAACCCATATGTTGGTACTTTATACAAATCACAAAATTCAATGGAATATGTTCCATTCTTAAACGAAGATTTGATGTTTACGTTGAATCGTTGTAAGTTTGTTACTGGTACATCTGCATACTTTAGTTTAGATTCAGAGAAGCCACCAAAAACATATTACATAGACAAATTTAGATTGTTGGAAACATCAATCAAACCGGCTTCAGATTTCCCTGTTGCATCAAACTACTATTTTGTTTCAACACCAATTAATGGTGCCAAAGAAACTCAATATAGAAGTTTGATTCCACAAATGAAATATGATTGTGGTTTGGATAGTAAGTACACACTTGGTTCCAGAAGAAAAGAGTTGGTCGATAAGGGTGACTTTACTGTTAAATACCAAATCTCAACCAACACAGATACTATTTCTCCAATCGTATCTTTAGAAAGTTTACACCTAAACGTTTGGGAAAACTTTATTGATAACGCTGAAATCAATGCTGAAGATTTTAATATCATCAGTCCTGGTGCAGGTTATGCCAACTCAAATACGATTGTTATCAATTCATCAACAGGTGAAGGTGCAACAGTTTATATGTCTTGTGATGGTGTAAAAGGTAATGTTCTTTCTATGAATGTTGCTTCAACAGGTTTTGGCTATTTGGATGATTTCACAATTTCTTATCCAAATGCAAACACTACCGCAAACGTAACTTCGAATGCAAGTATTGTTTTGAATTCTGAATTTGATAGTACTGCTGGTCCTTGTTTGGCCAAGTATATCACTAAACCAGTTGTTCTTGCTGATGGATTTGATGCTGGTGATTTGCGTGTTTATTTGGCCGTTAATAGACCATCAGGCACTGATGTTACCGTATTCTATAAGTTATTGTCGTCTTCAGATTCTACCTCATTCAAAGATAGAAGATATCAGAAGATGGAATGTTTCAATCCAACAACAAGTATTTCAGTAACTGATTCGGACTTCTTTGAATTTGAATTTAGACCATCATTAACTGCCGATGCTGCAACGTATACATCTGATAATGGTGTAACGTATGATACCTTTAAAACATTCTCAGTTAAGATTGTTATGACTTCATCAGATCCATCAGTCGTTCCGTCTATCAAAGACCTACGAATCATTGCTTTGCCAGCAGGTTGATATGATGCAAGTTAAAGTTGAAGGAACAAACTACGTTAAGGACATGGGCAACAAAGCCCTCCTTAACACGAATAAAAATGCTATCCTAGAAAATGAAGCTAGGAAGAAAATACGACAAAATTTATTGTCTAAAAATGATGAAATAAATACATTAAAAGAACAAGTATCTTCGATGAATGATGACCTTAGTGAAATTAAAAACTTGTTAAAAACATTACTAGAAAAAAAGAGTTAAAGGTTAACGATGCCAACGTCTACTATCCCAACAATTGCCAGAAGCGATACCATTGACCAGTGGAGAATCCAAACCAACAAATCAGCAACAGATTTGAATGATTTGGGATTCTTCACATACGAGAAAGACCAAGGTCAATTACTCATTTCCAACACAGCAAATGTGTCTATTACGGCATCAGGTACACCACTGTCTGTGGCAAACAATGTACTCTTTCAAAGTAACTTAACTCTTGCCAACAACATGTTTTTGGGTGTTGTCGGTGCGGCAACAGGTAACCTAATCTCTGGTGGAACAATTCGTATAACAGGTCCAGGAACAGCGTTAAACGTAGCCAATAACGTCTTGGTTGGTGCGGATGTTCAAGTTGTTAACAATGTATATGTGCAGAACATTACTGCAAACGGCAACGTGTCAGTTACCCGAAATATTACAAGTGCGGGCATTTTGAGACTTTCTGGTTTGGCAAATGTAATGTATGTCAATACCGGTACGGCAACTATCAATCGTGTATTGAGCACTTACATGTATGCAGATGATGTGTTTACTGCAAACTTAACCGCTGCTGTGGCCACAATTGGTGTATTGAATTATTTGCCATATGCAAACATTGGTACAATCGATAACAATCTATTGAATTCTAATGATATCAATTCAAACACATTAGATACAACATATGGTAATGTTACTGTATTGGTTGCAAGAACTTCTGCAAACTTAGTTACATTAACATCAAACGTTTCAACAATCAATAATGGCACTGTTCAGAATTTAGTTTCCACAAATTCAACAATTACAAATGGTACTGTGATTAATGGTAACGTTGTTACATTGTCATCTAATGTTGCCACAATTAATACATTAACTGCATTAGTTGGAACCACAATCACTGGCAATGTTGTGACACTTACCTCAAATGTTGCAACAGTTAATACTGGTACAATACAAACATTGTTATCAAGTAATGCTAATGTTACGAATGCTTCAATTACATATTTGTCGTCTTCAAATACAATTACAGCCAACACATTAATTTCAAATAACATTGAAGTTTCCACTGCAAATGCTGCATGGATTAATGTATCAAATAATTTGAGTGTTAAAACTGGTGGTGCAATTCGTGTTTATGCAAATACAGTAGAAGATGAAGTATTAACAGTTGATGGTAAAACAACTCTGCAAACAACATATATTCGTGGTAACATTGCCGTTGAAGGTACATGGACTGCGTTAGGTAACGTTGAGTATGAAGTTAGTGAATTTACATTAAATGCAAACACACCAACAAATGCTGATGCAACAATTCGTAACAATCGTGTTGTTGGCACAGATGCTTTGATTCGTTGGGACGAAACAGATGACCAATGGAAAGTTTCTAAAGGTAATACATACTCAAGTTTGTATGGCATTTTGGATGCAAGTTTCTTAAATGCAACAGTAACAAGTAATAGTACCGCAAACGTTGCTACACCAAGTGCGGTTAAGGCTGCATATGATACCGCAGTTGTTGCTGGTGGTTATGGCAACAGTGCTTATACTTTGGCCAATACTGCCAATCAAACTGCAACATCAGCTTCTTCATATGCCAATGGTGCATTCACTGCCGCAAACACTGCAAATACATTTTTAATCATCACATCAGCAATTGTTGGTAATGTTGCAAATCTTGCTTTGAATTTGGCAACAACCGCAAATGCAAACTCCAATTTGGCATTCTTTCATGCTAATGCTGCTTTTACTTTAGCTAATACAGTTTCTGCTGGTTCGGTTGATAATTTTGCAAGAGAAAATGGCAACAGTGCAAATACATTGGCTACAACTGCAAACAATAATGCAAGGTCCGCTGGTTCTTATGCCAACAGTGCATTTGAGGTAGCTAATACGGCATTAAATAATGCTTCAATTGCTTTCAATTTGGCAGAAACAGCAAACACTAATGCTGCGTTAGCTAACGTTGCAGCTGCTTCTGCAAATACATTAGCTGGTAGTGCTTGGACATTAGCTAACGTTGCAAATACAACAGCAACATTAGCGACAACACTTGGCAATGGCGCATTACTAAAAACATCTGCATCATCACAAACTATTGCCAGTGATTTAACAATTAATGGTGATGTAACGTTTCCAAATGCAAAACGATTAATTAGTTATAATGCTTTCATTTCTGGTGATATTCGTGCGAATGGCAACTTCGTAGTAGTCAATAATGGATTGTTAGACACATCTGGTCCAACACAACCTGGTGGTATCAGAGTTAAACGTGGTACATCAACTGACGCTTATATTAGATGGAATGAGAGTGTAAGTCCTCCAAGATGGCAATACAGTGATAACGCTGGTAACTTTACAGATTTTAATGCTGCAAGTTTATTGGCTTCAAAAGCAACTAACATTGCTGGTGGAAGTGGATTTAGAATTCCATATCAATCTGCAGCTGACACAACAACTTTTATTGATGCACCAAGTGTTGGTGATAGATTCTTACAATGGACAGGTTCAGCATTTGCTTGGTCTTCAGTTACTCCTAATTTGACGAATTTGAGTGCAAGTAACTTAACTTCAGGTACAGTTCCATCAGCCAGAATGTCTGGTTCTTATGCAATTGATATTAGCGGTAAGGCATCAACAGCTGGCAATGCTGATACTGTTAGTAATGGTGTTTATACAACTCAGAGTTATTCTAATCCATCTTTTATTTCAAGTTTAGCATATAGTAAATTAACTGGTGCACCAACTATACCAACAAATACAAATCAGTTAACTAACGGTGCTGGATTTGTTACCGGCACTCCATGGACTTCATACGGTTATTTAACATCGGCTGTCACATCAGTATCAACAGGAAATGGTTTGAGTGGTTCAATTACTTCCACTGGCACATTAACTATGAGTGGTTCTTACACCGGCACCTTTTCGGTTACTGGTTCAATCACTTCTAGTGGTAATGTTACTGCTTTCTCTGATAGAAAACTTAAAGATAACCTTGAGAAAATTGGTGATGCTCTTGCAAAAGTTAGACAAATTACTGGTTATACATATAACAGAAAAGACCTCTCCGATAAAGCAAAGAGACATACTGGTGTTATCGCTCAAGATGTTGAAGTAGTTTTACCTGAAGCTGTTGAAGAACACAATGGAATTAAAGGTGTTGCTTATGGTAATATGATGGGACTAGTTTTTGAAGCTATTAAAGAGTTAGACGATAAATTAGAGGAAATCAAGAAACAACTGAACAAATAAAACTTATTGTGCCCCTATTCATTATAAATAAGTAAAAGTAAGGAGTTTCTTGTGGCTGAATTTGTAGAACTAACCATCGATCAAGGTGCAACATTTAATACTGTCATTACTGTCAATGACGGTACCGGCGTAGGTCAAAACCTTGTTGGTTATATTGCTCGGTCACAAATGAGGAAATCATATTATTCCTCTTCAAAAAGTTCATTTAATGTAACGGTTTCAACACCAAATATTGGTGAAATTACCATGGCCATGACTGCAGCCAATACTGCAAATCTTACGCCTGGTAGATATGTTTATGATGTAGAAATTGATAATAATTCTGGAGAAGTTACCAGAATTTTTGAAGGTATCATAACCGTTCTACCTAACGTAACGAGATAAAAATGGCAATACAAGTACAAGTAAAACCACAAAAAACAACCATTTCATCTGTAACAGTTGCACGAACAGCAAATATCAATTTGTCACAGTTAAACAACGTTGAAACACAAGGTGCCTTAGATGGCCAAGTGTTGACATATGAAGCTGGTTCAGGAAAATATGTTGTCAAGGATGTTCCCACAGTTAGAGGCGGTACATTCTAAGTGTCAACGATAATCATAACCAAATATTCGGTATCTAATACCGCACCAACTCCAGGACTATTAGACACTGGTGAATTTGCATATTCGTTTGTTTCCAATAAGATGTTTATTGGTAATGCAAATGGTTCTTTTGATATTATTGGTGGCAAACACTATATTGATTTAATCGATGAACGTACTAGCAATGTAAGTGCTAATACTCTTGTTAAACGTGACGCAAATGGGAACATTAGTGCTAACACATTTATTGGTAATTTACGAGGTACTGCAAACACTGCGAATACATTTGCAAGTCCAGTTCACTTAAATTTTTCTGGTGACTTGAGTGGTAATGTTATAGTTGGTGATGGAGATGAATATCCAGCAGTAGACATTTATTTAACTGACATTATTACTGGTGGAATTTATGGTAATGCCACTCATATACCAATTATTTCTGTTGCTTCTTCTGGTAGAGTTATCAATGTTAACACAGTACAAATTACAACACAAGATAGTTTTGACAAAGCAAATTCAGCTGCCAATACGGCAAATGCCGCTTTTGCGGCTGCCAATGTTTTAAATCCAACCAGTGTACTAACAATATCCAATACAGCCAATGCAGCATTGGCTTTGGCAAATTCTTCTTATATACATGTTAACAGTGTATATGATTTAGCAAACACAATTAACACCAACGCATTATCTGCCGGTGTTTATGCTAATGCAGCTTTCTTGGCTGCAAACAATGCAGTTGATCCTTGGGTACGTGCGGCCGCTAATAGTGCAAGTTCTTATGCTAATGGTGCTTTTGCAGCTGCCAATCTATCTGCAAATATTGCGGCAACAGCCAACACACAAGCAAATCTTGCTTTCAATACGGCACAAGAAACATCAAATTTAGTAATATCTTTATCAAATACGATATCGATTGTTTCAAATTCAGCAACGCTGGCATACAACACCGCACAAAATAGTGCGACTGATATTGTTAATGCTGGTTCATATGCCAACTCTGCGTATGTACATGCTAATGCAGCCTTTGCAAATTCAAATACAAAACTATCTACAACTGGTGGTACAATTTCTGGCAGTTTAGTTGTTACAGGTAATTTAACTGTAACTGGTAATTTAACTTACGTTGATTCGAATCAGTTAAACATTGGTGATAACATCATCACATTGAATGCTGACTTAGGACAATCTGCTACTCCAACACAGAATGCTGGTATTGAGATTGAACGTGGTATTGAACCAAATGCAGCTATCACTTGGGATGAAACTGGTAATAGATGGTTATACAGTGACGGCAATAGCGCTATTCAAATTGGTGCTGCAAGTGCTGGTGACTATGCCAACTCAGCATACTTACAAGCTAATGCGTCATTTGCTGTTGGTTCTGTTGTAACAATTCACGCAGAAGCGGCTTTTGCTAGAGCTAATCTTGCCAACAATAGAGCAGTTGTTTCTGGTAACTATGCTAACGCTGCATACACTCAGGCAAATACTCCGAGCTTTGTTGCTAACTCAGCTTGGTCACACGCTAATGCAGCTTTTGAGGCTGCAAATACTTTAAGTCCTACATTTTCTCAAGCGGCTTTCAACCAAGCAAATACTGCAAATACAATTGCGGCCACGGCTGACCAACGTGCTATAACTTCTGGTTCATATGCTAATTCAGCATTTATAAAAGCAAATACAGTAACGTTAGCTTACAATCACGCAAATGCTGCTTTTATTCAAGCAAATACTGGTGTACAGTCTTCACAATTTGCAAATGCGGCTTTTTCTCAGGCTAATACTGCAACATTAATTGGTTTGGCTGCATACGCAAAAGCAAACTCAGTTATTGATTTAGCAACAGGTATTCAAGCTCTAAACCACGCCAATGGTGCTTTTGATGCAGCTAATATATCATTCACTATTGCAACTAGTGCTTTTGCATATGCTAATAGTTTGTCAGTTACTGCTGTTGATACATTCGCTAGAACACATACAAATTCAGCATTCGAAAATGCAAACACAGTTGGTCGTTATGCAAATGCGGCTTATGTTCAAGCCAATTCTGCAACATCTGCAGCTTCTCAAGCAGACCAACGAGCTGTTACTAGTGGTGATTATGCCAACTCTGCTTTTATTACTGCTAACACAAAACTATCTGCAGCTGGCGGCACTGTATCTGGTGACTTAACAGTTTCTGGTAACTTAACCGTTTCTGGCACTTCTGCACGATTGAGTGTTCCAACATTGACTGTTGAAGATTCGATTATTGATATTAGTGCAGAAACAATTGGAACACCAACGCAAAACTCCGGTATTCGTGTTATTCGTGGTGATGAAAATCCAGTATTGCTTCGTTGGAATGAACTGGTAAAATCTTGGCAATTTACGAATGATGGTGTTTTATACTCCAACATTGCATCTTCAGCTGCAGAATCATATGCTAACGTTGCATATTTACATGCAAATGCGGCTTACATTCAGGCCAATACTCCTAGTCATACTGCCAACTCTGCTTCTGTTTATGCCAATGCGGCATATAATCAAGCAAACGTAACGACTTTACATGCTAATGCCAGTTATATACAGGCAAATACTGGAACACAGTATGCACAGTCAGCTGGTGTTTATGCCAATGCAGCTTTTGAAGCTGCTAACACAGCAGACCAAAAAGGTGTAAGTGCTGGTTCATACGCTAATGCAGCTTATGCTTTTGCTAATGTTATTGCATCTGGTTCAGCAACTGCTGCGTTTAATCACGCAAACTCCGCATATGACCATGCTAATACTAAGTTTGCTTCTGCTGGTGGTACAATTTCTGGTGACGTATCTGTTACTGGTAATTTCACTGTTTCAGGCACAACAAGTTACATAAACACAGAACAAGTTAATATTGCTGATAATATTATTAACTTGAATTCTGACGTTGGCCAGTTTGATTTACCTTCACAGAGTGCTGGTATTTCCGTTGAACGTGGTTCTTCTGCGAATGTTGCATTGTTGTGGAATGAAGTAACCGATAAGTGGACATTTACAAATAACGGATCCAACTATTTAAATATTGGAACTGATGCAGCTGAGTCTTATGCTAATGGTGCTTTCGCACAAGCAAACACTGCCAACACTAATGCGGCAACTGCTGACCAACGAGCTGTTACTAGTGGTGATTATGCTAATGCAGCTTTTACACAAGCAAACACTGCCAATACTAACGCAGTTACGGCAGATCAACGTGCTGTAACTTCTGGTTCATATGCCAACTCTGCCTACACATTAGCTAATACTGCTGACCAAAGAGCTGTTACATCTGGTGATTATGCTAACTCATCTTTTATTGCGGCCAATACTGCAGATCAAAAGGCAGTATCTGCTGGTTCATATGCTAACTCCGCTTACTTACACGCTAATGCTTCTTTTGTTGCAACAAACACAACAAATCAACAATCAGTAACTTCCGGTTCTTACGCTAATTCTGCTTACAGTCAAGCAAACACCGCTACAACAAATGCCGCAACGGCCGACCAACGTGCCGTAACATCTGGTGTATATGCTAATGTTGGATACACTCACGCCAATGCGGCGTTTGTTGCAGCTAATACGGCAGATCAAAGAGCTGTTACATCTGGTGATTATGCCAATTCTGCATACGTTCAAGCAAATACTGGAACACAGTATGCAACATCAGCTGGTTCATATGCTAACTCTGCATACACTAATTCCAATGTAGCAAGTCAACGTGCAGTAACATCTGGTGCATACGCTAACGCAGCTTACACTCAAGCAAATACTGGAACACAGTATGCAACAAGTGCTGGTGTATACGCTAATGCAGCTTTTGACCACGCCAATACTAAATTTGCTTCTGCTGGTGGTTCAATTACTGGTGACGTTGATATTACAGGTAACTTAAACGTTTCTGGTTCAACAACATATTTAAATACACAACAACTTAATATTGGCGACAATATTATTAATTTGAATGCTGACTTACCACAATTAAGTTTGCCTTCTGAGAGTGCAGGTATTTCCGTTGAACGTGGTGTATCTGCAAACGTATTAATTTTGTGGAATGAAACTACAGACAGATGGACATTCACAAACGATGGCACAAACTATCGTAACATTGGTTCTGATTCTGGTGAGACATATGCAAATGCTGCTTTCTCACAAGCAAACACTGGTACAGAAATTGCACTTACTGCTGGTGATTATGCCAACTCGGCATTCTTAGCCGCAAACGTTGCTGACCAAAAAGCAGTATCTGCCGGTTCATATGCCAACTCAGCGTACACTAATTCTAACGTTGCAAGTCAGAGAGCTGTTACATCTGGTTTATATGCCAATTCGGCTTATTTACATGCTAATGCGGCTTACATTCAGGCTAATACTCCAAGTTTTACGGCCAATTCTGCCAGTTCATATGCCAATGGTGCGTTTGATGCCGCAAATACGGCCGATCAGAAAGCAGTTTCTGCTGGTGTTTATGCTAATACTGCTTACTTACATGTCAATTCTGCATTCACATTATCAAATACTGCAAACCAAACTGCAACAGCCGCAAGTTCTTATGCCAATTCTGCATATAACTTAGCAAATACAATTGCTTCTGGTTCAGCAGCTGGTGCTTACTTACACGCTAATGCTGCTTATGTTCAGGCAAATACTGCATATGATGATGCAACAGCTGCAGGTTCATATGCTAATTCTGCTTATACATTATCCAACACCGCAAATCAGAGAGCTCTGACTGCAGGTTCATACGCTAACTCTGCATATGTTCAAGCAAATACTGGTACTCAATATGCACAAGCCGCAGGTGACTATGCCAACTCAGCATACTTACATGCAAATGGTTCTTTCATTGCTGCAAATACTGCCGATCAAAAAGCAGTATCTGCTGGATCTTATGCCAACTCAGCATATACATTATCTAATACTGCAAATCAAACTTCTATTTCTGGTAGTTCTTATGCCAATAGTGCTTTTGTTGCGGCTAATACAGCTGACCAAAAGGCAGTATCAGCAGGTCTATATGCTAATTCAGCATATGCATTAGCTAATACATTAGTATCTGGTTCAATTGATGGATATGCAAGACCACATTCTAATAGTGCTTTTGATGCAGCTAATACCGCTGACCAAAGAGCAGTAACTAGTGGTTCATATGCTAACTCTGCATATGCATTAGCTAATACAAAATACTCAGCTTCTGGTGGTACAATCTCTGGTGATGTAACAGTTACTGGTAACTTGATAGTTTCTGGTAATGTTGTAACGATTAGTGCAACAAACCTAAGCGTTGAAGATAACATGATTTATCTTAACGCTAACAATACTGTTGCTAATCCTGATATTGGTATTGCTGGTAACTACAACGATGGCACTTACCATCATACTGGTGTCTTTAGAGATGCATCAGATGGAACTTGGAAATTCTACTATAACTACTCTCCAGAACCAGATGCATCACCATACATTGATACATCACATGCTACATTTAGAATTGCTAATCTAACTGCAAATCTAATTACAGATGTGGCGTTTATTCGTGGTTTTGATCCGATATCTTATACATCTGGTGCATATGACGTTGCGAATGCTGCTTCATCATATGCTAACAGTGGTTTTGTAAAAGCTAATACTGCTGACCAAAGAGCTGTTACATCTGGTGATTATGCGAATTCTGCATACACACAGGCCAATACAGGTACTCAATATGCGACAAGTGCAGGTGTATATGCCAATACATCATATCTACATGCCAACGCAGCTTATATTGCAACAAATACTGCAACGCAATTTTCACAATCTTCAGGTGCATTCGCTAATGCAGCTTACGCAGCCGCAAACACCGCAGACCAGAAAGCAGTTTCAGCTGGTGTATATGCCAATGCAGCTTTCAGTAAGGCAAATACTGGTGTAACTGATGCCGCTACGGCAGATCAAAAGGCAGTGTCTGCTGGTGAATATGCAAACGCATCTTATATCCAAGCAAATACTGCAACAACAAATGCTGCTCAAGCTGACCAACGAGCTGTTACTTCTGGTGTCTATGCCAACGCTTCTTATATTATTGCTAACACTGCCAATCAACGTGCAGTAACTTCTGGTGTATATGCGAATTCAGCTTACTTACACGCTAATGCCAGTTTTGTTCAAGCCAATACTGCAGATCAGAGAGCTCTAACTGCTGGTGATTATGCAAATGCCGCATTTACTCAGGCCAATACAGCAACATCTGATGCCGCAACTGCAGACAGTAAAGCGCTCACTGCAGGTTTCTTTGCGAATGCTGCATTTGGTAGAGCTAATACTGCAAACACTAATGCTGCAACTGCTGACCTAAAAGCAGTAATTTCTGGACTATTTGCCAACGGTGCATATGGTGCCGCAAATACAGCTTATGTACATGCCAATTCTGCTTACGAATTAGCAAATACTTTAATATCAACTTCTGTTGATTCATACGCAAGACCACATGCAAATGCAGCTTATGTTGCGGCTAATACGGCAGATCAAAAGGCAGTCTCTGCTGGTGTTTATGCTAATGCTTCTTATATTCAAGCAAACACGGGAACACAATATGCAACGAGTGCTGGCTCTTATGCTAACTCTGCATATTCACAGGCAAATACTGCAACATCTAATGCTGGTTCAGCACAATCTGATGCAACATTAGCTGGTATTTTGGCAGCTGCAGCTTACAATCAAGCAAACACACTTACTGGTTTTGTGGCCAGTGCGTCTTCTTATGCCAATGGTGCATTTGCGGCCGCAAACACCGCAGATGCAAAATCTGTAATTTCAGGAGGTTACGCCAATTCAGCTTACAGTCAAGCAAATACGGGCACTATACTTGCACAGGCAGCATATAATTCTGCCAACACAATTATAGCAGATTCTCTGGCATTCTCAATTGCACTCGGATAAATAAATTATTCAAGAGGTTATACATGGCAAACAGTTTTAAAAATAGTTTAGTACAAGCAGTTGGAACAGCAGCAGTTAACGTATATGCATCTGGCATTGGCGTACAATCTACTGTTATTGGTTTTACAATATCAAATGTAACATCGGCCGACATTACTGCAAATGTAACAGTACATTCTGGTGGTAATACTTCATATATGGTCAAACAAGCAACAATCGAACCTGGGAGTTCCATGGTTCCTGTTGGTCAACTACAAAAATTAGTATTAACTAATGGTGATTATCTAAGAGTTCAAACCAACACACCATCATCAGCAGATGTTATTTTAAGTGTGCTTGAAATAAGTTAAAGACATGACAATAAATTACCTAGGCGATCAAGCTAAGAGTCAAGCAAAAAGAGTATCGAATACAGCCAATTCTGCTTTTGTTGCGGCCAATACGGCTGACCAAAAAGCAGTTTCAGCTGGTGTATATGCCAATTCGGCATATGCGTTCGCTAACACAATTGCTGGAGGTTCAGCTGCTAGTGCATACTTACACGCCAATTCATCATACGTTCATGCAAATGCTGGATTTAATGAAGCGAATACTGCAACTCAATATGCACAATCCGCTGGTGTATATGCTAATGCTTCATATACATTAGCTAATACAAAATACTCATCTTCTGGTGGTACAATCTCTGGTAATGTTGTAGTTACAGGTAATTTAACTGTATCTGGTGCAACAACAACTGTAACATCTGAGATTGTTAAGATTGCAGACAACACAATTGATTTAAATAGTAACTTCGAATCTGGCACTCCAACTGAAAACTCTGGTATACGTGTCATCCGTGGTGATGAATTACCTGTTCAATTCCGTTGGAATGAAGCAAATGATAACTGGGAATTCACTAATGATGGTACAAACTTTCGTTACATAGCTTCAATATCTGCAGAGTCTTATGCTAATGGTGCTTTTAGTGCCGCAAACTCAGCATCATCTTATGCTAATGGTGCTTTTGTTGCAGCCAACACTGCTGACCAAAAGGCTGTGTCTGCTGGTTCTTATGCCAATTCAGCATATGCCAAGGCTAATAGTAGTGTAAATTTTTATGGTAACTCTGGTGTAGATGGATTTGGTTTAGGTGGCAGTTTCTCCGTACTTGGCCAAAATGGTATTGTAACTTCTGGTGGCATTGGTGGCAACTTTTACATTAATGGTGAACAGATATTCACACACGCCAATGCAGCGTACAATTTAGCAAACACATTAGTATCGACAGCAATTGATTTATATGCTAGACCACATGTAAATGCCGCATTTATTCTTGCCAATACGAATGCAACAAATATAACCATTACTGGTTCATATGCTAATTCAGCATATTTACAGGCAAACACAGCTACAACTAATGCAGCTCAAGCCGACCAGCGTGCAGTAACTTCTGGCGCATACGCTAATGCATCATACATTCAAGCAAATTCTAGTTATTTACAGGCGAATGCTGCAACTATTAATGCAGCTGTTGCGGATCAAAAAGCAGTCACATCAGGCTTATATGCAAACTCAGCATATACACAGGCAAACGCATCATATACTCAAGCAAACACTGCTACGACAAATGCAGCTACTGCAGATCAGCGTGCAGTAACATCTGGTGTTTATGCTAATGCGGCTTTTGGTGTTGCCAACTCTGCATCATCTTACGCAAATGGTGCTTTTGTTGCAGCTAATACTGGTATAACAAATGCAGCGGCCGCTAGCTCTTTTGCTAACTCTGCTTTTATACATGCCAATGCATCATATCAATTCGCAAATACAATTGGTGGTGCAGTTAGAGGTACTTTCATTGCACGTAATTATGTAGCTGATGGTATAAATGTAAATTTTGAAGTATCTAATACCGCATCCGAGAGTAGTATATTTGTTACTCAAGATGGTGTTGTACAAGCTCCCTTTTCAGACTACATAGTTTATGGCACAACATTAACATTTACTCTTGTACCTGCAGCCAATGTTGACATTCAGATTAGAGAATTGTCTATTGCTGAAACTGCTGCTTCAGATAATGTTGCTAGAGGATTAATTTCTACAGTTAGTTCACATGCCAATGCAGCTTTCAATGTTGCAAATTCAGCATCTTCATCAGCTATTACTGCAGGTCTAGATGCAATCACTGCATCCAACTTGGCAAATACTGCCAACTTAAATGCAACATCTGCCGGTTCATATGCTAATTCAGCCTACGCATTAGCAAATACAATTGCATCTGGTTCAGCTGCTGGTGCTTTCTTACATGCTAATGCTGCTTATGATTTAGCTAACACAGCTTCAGTTAATGCATTGTCAGCTGGTTCATATGCAAATTCTGGTTATACAACAGCCAATACGGCCGCCCTAAATGCTTTATCTGCTGGTTCATATGCCAACGCATCTTATCTAACTGCCAACACAGCTTCGTTGAATGCACTCTCAGCTGGTTCATATGCGAATGGTGCTTTTGTTGCAGCCAATACGGCAGACCAGAAAGCCGTAACTTCTGGTGTTTATGCTAATGGTGCTTTTCTCTCCGCAAATTCAGCAGGTGTTTATGCTAATGCTGGTTTGTTGGCAGCCAATACTGCTGACGAAAAAGCAGTAATTGCTAGTTCATATGCGAACTCTGCATATACAACCGCAAATTCTAAACTGTCTTCATCTGGTGGTACAATTTCTGGTGACTTGAATGTCTCTGGTAACTTAACTGTATCTGGCCAAGTAACAACAATCAACACAGAAGTTATTGCTCTTGCTGATAACACCATTGATTTAAACAGTAATTTTTCAACAGGTATTCCAACAGAGAATGCTGGGTTAAGAGTTATTCGTGGTGATTCAACACCAACTCAATTACGTTGGAATGAAACGAATGACAAATGGGAATTTACAAACGATGGTTCTTCTTACAGCAATATTGGTTCAGCAGCTGCAGAATCATATGCTAATTCAGCCTACGCATTAGCAAATACGATTGCTTCTGGTTCAGCTGCTGGTGCTTACTTACATGCTAATGCTGCTTATGCACAGGCAAATATTTCTTCTCAATATGCAGTATCAGCTGGTTCTTATGCCAACTCTGCATACATTCAGGCCAATTCTAGTTACGTTGCGGCAAACTCTGCAAGCTCTTATGCCAACTCAGCATTCATAGAGGCAAACTCTAGTTACAACCAAGCAAATACTGCAACAACTAATGCATTATCTGCAAGTTCATATGCTAATTCTGCTTACATACAAGCAAACACAGCAAACCAAACGGCAATTGCGGCAAGTTCATATGCTAACTCTGCTTACATACAAGCAAACACAGCAAACACAAATGCGGCAACCGCAGACCAAAGAGCAGTAACGTCAGGTGTGTTTGCTAATAGTGCATATAGTTCTGCTAACTCAGCATCTAGTTATGCTAATAGTGCTTTTGCCGCAGCCAATACTGCTGACCAAAAAGGTGTGTCTGCTGGTGTTTACGCCAATAGTGCATATAGTTCTGCTAACTTAGCATCTAGTTATTCTAATAGTGCTTACTTGGCAGCTAATACTGCAGACCAGAAAGCAGTTTCTGCTGGTTCATATGCTAACAGTGCTTTCTTGGCAGCCAATACCTCCGACCAAAAAGCAGTAACTTCTGGTGTATATGCTAATGCAGCTTACACATTATCTAATACAGCAAATCAAACTGCAACTTCTGCTAGTGTCTATGCCAACGCAGCTTTTGCAGCTGCCAACTCAGCAGTGGATACATGGGTTCGAACAGCTGCAAACAACGCTTCGAATTACGCTAACTCAGCATATTCAACTGCCAACACGGCACTAATCAATGCTGGTACGGCTGACCAAAAAGCAGTAACATCTGGTTCATATGCCAACTCTGCATATGCTCAAGCAAACACTGGAACAATTTTAGCGCAAGCATCATTTGATTTAGCTAATTTATTATCTGGCGGTACTTCAACCGATGGTTTTGCTAGAAATGTTGCTAATGCCGCAAGTTCATATGCCAACTCAGCATTTGTTGCAGCTAATACTGCAGACCAAAAAGCAGTTTCTGCTGGTGTATACGCTAATGCAGCCTACACACAAGCTAATTCCAATTATACAAGTGCTGTCACTAAGTTGGTGGTTACATCTCCTGGCTTGTACTACAGTGTTGACCAATATTCAGGAAACAATCCTACAATATATGTTTCTGCCGGTGAAACAATAGCATTCTTTTTAGATAATGTATCTGGTCATCCGTTCATGTTGCGTGAATCAGCAGGTGGCACAAACTATAATACAGGTTTAACACACGTTTCTGTTAATGGTGTAGTATCAACAGGCTCTAGCGCCCAATCTCAAACCACTGGCACTATCTACTGGAAGGTGCCTTTTGATTTGGCTGGTTTGACTTATGTGTATCAATGCTCAGTACACTCAGGTATGGTTGGTAACATTGTTATTCAACAACCAGTTTCTCTTGTTGCATCTAATACCACATTAGCTTTTGCTCAAGCCAATGCCGCATTTGCAGCTGCTAACAATGCAGTAGATACATGGGTTCGTTCTGCTGCTAACTCTGCTTCCAATTATGCTAATGGTGCTTTCGTTGCAGCTAATACAGCTGACCAGAGAGCAGTTACATCTGGTACATACGCCAACTCAGCATACACTCAGGCCAATACAGCTGCAACGAATGCACTGTCTGCCGGTTCATATGCAAACTCTGCATATACATTAGCTAATACAACTGCACTAAATGCGGCAGCTGCATTTAATACTGCCAACACCAAGTTCAATTCTACTGGTGGTACAATCTCTGGTGATGTAACTGTTACTGGTAACTTAGTAATTTCTGGTAATGTAACAACAGTTTCTGCAAATAATTTAAGCATACAAGATAACATGATTTATCTGAATGCTAATAATACTGTTGCCAATCCAGATTTAGGTTTTGCTGGTAATTATAACGATGGTACGTATCACCACACTGGTGTGTTCCGTGATGCTTCCGATGGTACATGGAAGTTTTTCTACAACTACCAACCAGAACCAGACGCATCACCATATATCGATACCAATCACTCAACATTTAGAATTGCAAATTTAACTGCAAATCTAATCACTGATGTTGCTGTAATTCGTGGTTACGATCCAATCAACCACACAAATACGGCATATGCACACGCCAATGCTGCGTTTGCTTTTGCTAATACAGTTTCTTCTGGTACTGCCGTTGACTCTTGGGTTCGTGATGCCGCTAATGCAACTTCTAGTTATTCTAATAGTGCTTACTTGGCAGCTAACACTGCCGACCAGAAAGCAGTCTCTGCTGGTGTTTATGCTAATGCTTCATACACTCAGGCTAATACTGCAGTTACAAATGCTGGTTCAGCTAGTTCTTATGCAAATGGTGCTTTCGCTGCGGCTAATACTGCAGATCAACGTGCAGTTACAAGTGGTTCTTATGCTAATTCTGCATACAGTCAAGCAAACACTGCAGTAACCAATTCTTCTACTGCTGACCAGAAAGCAGTAACTTCAGGTGTTTACGCTAATGCAGCTTTTGAAGCTGCTAACACAGCAGACCAAAAAAGTGTAAGTGCTGGCACTTATGCTAATGCATCATTCACCTTAGCTAATACAGCCAATGTTACTGCAACTTCTGCTGGTGTGTATGCTAACGCAGCCTTTTTAGCTGCTAACACTGCAAATGTAAATTCTGTTTCTGCTAGTTCATACGCCAACTCAGCATACACACAGGCCAACACAGGTACAATACTAGCACAAGCATCTTTTGATTTGGCAAACTCATTATCTGGTGGTACTTCTACAGATGGTTTTGCTAGAAATTCTGCAAATGCTGCAAGTTCATATGCTAACTCTGCATACTTACAGGCTAATACAGCAAACACAACTGCTACTAGTTCTGGAGTATACGCTAATGCAGCTTTTGTAGCCGCAAATGCTTCTATCAACTTCATCACATTAGGCACTGCCAACTCTGCAGCTTCTTATGCAAATGGTGCCTTCGTTCAGGCAAATACTGCTGCAACAAATGCTGCTCAATCAGATCAACGTGCCGTAACATCTGGTGCATATGCTAACTCAGCATACATTCATGCTAATGCAGCCTTTGCAATTGCTAACTCTGGCGGTGGCGGTACTACCGACACATTTGCTAGAAATCAAGCTAATGCATCATACATTCATGCAAATGCAGCTTTTGCGGTTGCTAACTCTGGTGGCGGTGGTACTACCGATACGTTTGCAAGAATTCAAGCGAATGCTGCTTTTGATGCGGCCAATGCGGCATCTGGTGGTGCATTCAACTTAAGTGTTGCACTTGATTCTTTTGTTGCTGATGGAAACACAACAACATTTACACTTTCAACAACACCAGCAAATGAGAACTACACATTAATTACATTGAATGGTGTAACGCAACATAAGTCTGCATACACATTAACAGGCAACGTAATTACATTCTCTGAGGCGCCATCTACTAGTTTACCAATTGATGTTGTAACTTATTATGGTGTTCCAGATTCTGCTGGTTCTTATGCTAACTCCGCATTCCAAACTGCCAACTCCGCTGGTGCATATGCAAATGCAGCTTTTGCGGCAGCTAACAATGCAACAGACACATGGGTAAGAAACGCAGCTAATGCGGCTAGCTCTTATGCCAACTCATCATTCATTCAGGCTAATACTGCAGACCAAAAGGCAACAAGTGCTGGTGTTTATGCGAACGCAGCTTTCACAGCCGCTAATAATGCAACTGATTCATGGGTGAGAAATGCGGCTAACTCTGCATCTTCTTATGCCAACTCTGCGTTTGACTTGGCCAATACTGCAAATGTTACAGCAACATCAGCTGGTGTTTACGCTAATGCAGCCTTTGCAGCTGCCAACAATGCAGTAGATACTTGGGTTCGCAACGCAGCCAATTCAGCAAGTTCATATGCCAACGGTTCATTTGGTACTGCAAACTCTGCTTCTTCATATGCCAACGGTGCTTTTATACAGGCAAACACTGCTACAACTAATGCAGCTACTGCTGATCAAAGAGCAGTTACTTCTGGTGCATATGCCAACTCTGCATACACTCATGCTAATTCATCTTATGCATTTGCAAATACTGTTGCTTCTGGTTCTGCTATTGACTCTTGGGTTCGTTTGGCTGCAAATGCGGCAAGTTCTTATTCAAACTCTGCATATGCCGCAGCTAACGTTGCTGACCAAAGAGCAGTAACATCAGGTGTCTATGCTAACTCATCATTCGAAGCAGCCAACACGGCCGACCAACGTGCAGTAACAAGTGGTTCTTATGCTAACTCAGCATATACATTAGCTAATACTAAGTTTAATTCTACTGGTGGTACTATCTCTGGTGATGTTAATATCACTGGTAACTTGACAATCACCGGCCAAACAACTTACGCAAATACAACAACAGTACTTTTAGGTGATAATATTATTACCTTGAACGCTGACATTCCTGCGGCAACTGCCCCAACAGAGAATGCCGGTTTTGAAGTTGCACGTGGAAGTTCTACAAATACAGCGATACTCTGGAACGAAACCACAGACAAGTGGACGTTCACAAATGATGGCACCAACTACAGTAACATAGGTTCTGCAGCTTCTGAGTCCTACGCCAATTCCGCATATCTTGCCGCAAACACTGCCGATCAACGTGCGGTAACTTCAGGTACATATGCCAATGCCGCATTTGGTATTGCTAACTCTGCTAGTTCATATGCTAATGGTGCTTTTGTTGCAGCCAATACTGGAGACCAAAAGGCAGTATCTGCTGGTGTATATGCCAATGCCGCATTTGGTATTGCCAACTCTGCAAGTTCTTATGCAAATGGTGCATTCGTTGCGGCTAACACAAAACTATCAACATCTGGTGGTACAATTACTGGTGACTTGACAATCAACGGCAACATAACAGTTTCTGGATGCACTGCAACCTTAACTGTTGAAACATTAAGAGTACATGATTCTATTGTTGATGTTGCATGGGATGTAACTGGTGTTCCTGCACTTGACGCTGGTATACGAGTTGTTCGTGGCGATTCTAATCCAGTAATGTTGAAGTGGAATGAGTCTATTGATAAGTGGACATTTACCAATGACGGCACAAGTTACTCCAATATTGGTTCATCCGCAGCAGAAGATTATGCCAATGCGGCCTTCACAACAGCCAATGCTTCTGTAAACTTTATTGCAATTGGTACTGCCAATTCTGCAGCTTCATATGCTAACTCTGCATTTGCCGCAGCCAATGCATCAGCAAACTTCATTACAATCGGCACTGCAAACTCTGCAAGCGCTTATGCTAATGCCGCATACTTACATGCCAATGCGGCCTTCGCAGCTGCTAATACAGGTGGTGGCGGTGGTACTACCGATACGTTTGCGAGAAATCAGGCTAATGCGGCATTCATTCAAGCAAATACTGCTGTGTCTTTGAATGTTGCTGTAGATAGTTTCACTGGTGATGGATCAAACACAGCATTTACATTAAGTGTAACACCATTCAGTAAAAACTTTACAACTGTTACGTTAGACGGCATTTCACAACATAAATCTGCATATAACGTCAGCAGTAATATATTAACATTCTCAGATGCACCTGATACTGGTGTTGCAATCGATGTTTCTACATATTATGGTGGTCAACAAGGTTCTGGCCAATATCAAAATAGAAACTACACTGGTGACGGCACAACTGTAAACTACACAGTCTCAGCAAGAACAAGTGCAAACAGTGTTATGGTAATGGAGAACGGTGTCGTACAGACACCAATCACCGACTATACATTGACTGGAACAACTTTAACATTCACAACTGCACCAACATCTGGCACTAAGATTCAGATTAGAGAATTGTCATACGGCAGTGATGATGCAACTGTTGCATCTTCGTATGCCAACTCAGCCTACATACAAGCTAACTCTGCATTTGAAACTGCAAACACAAAAGCGTCAACTGGTAAAGCTATTGCAATGGCAATAGTATTTGGATTCTAAGGAAATAAAATGGCAAACCCGAACATAGTAGCGGTAACGACAATTAACGGAAACACAACGGTGCAATCAATCACAACAGCTGCAACTGCAATTGTTGAAAATGGTTCTGGTAGTGGTAAAGTTTATAAGATTAACTGTTTGATTATTGCTAACGTTGATGGTACAAATGCATCAGACATTACAGTTGACTTATATAGAAATTCAACTGCATATAAAATTGTTAATACTGTTTCTGTTGCAGCCGACAGTTCATTTACCGCAATTGACAAAACACTGTCTCTGTACCTATTGGAGGGTGATGCACTACGTTTGACCGCTGGCAATAACAGCAGACTTCAAGGCGTATGTTCATTTGAGGAGATTTCTTAATGTTTAATGCTGGTGTTCGTGGTAAAAGAGCAAAAGACGGTGTTGGTTTTTTATCAACAGCTGAACAGTTTAATCAAAAGAGTTTTCTTGTTCCAACAGTAACATCTTTTTCTATTACTGATGTTTCTTATGTTCCACTGGATAACACTGCCGTAGATACTGCAGGTGGTGAGATTATTGTTATTAATGGTTCAGGTTTTGCTCCTGGTGCCACAGTTCAAGTTGGTGCCACAACAATTGGTTCAGTAACATTCATTGACCAAAACAGATTGGCATTCACTGCACCAGCACTCAGTTCTGGCAGTTACACAATTTATGTCACAAACAGTAATGGTGGTACAGGCATATTATTATCTGGTTTGGTGTATTCTGGATTACCAACATATACAACAACGGCAGGAACACTAGGCACAATCTATGAAACTGCAAACATCAATACTGCCGTTGTTGCCACAGGTGATGCGCCGATTACATATTCAGTGATATCAGGTACATTGCCATCTGGTGCAACACTAAATTCAAATGGTACAATTACTGGTAATGCGCCAGTCGATGGTTCAAGTACAACATATTCATTTACAATTCAAGCATCTGACGCACAGTTACAAGATTCTACACGTGCATTTACGTTAACAATTAGTACAGATGTTTTGACTTGGGGATTGGCAAACAATACAGTGTATTCATTGGATGGTGGTACAACAATGTCCAACGTTACATTGAGTGCAACAAGTTCGGCTAATTCAAACTCTGCTGTGACATTTGCAGCCAATACATTACCGACAGGTGTGTCTTTATCTGGTAATACAATTTTTGGAACACCAACAACAGAACAGACAGTTTATTCTACATTGACTGCTACTGCAACTCAAACAGGAAGAACTGCAACTCGTTTTGTTTCTTGGGTAGTTTCTGTTTCAGATTTGTTTTTTAAATATAATACACTAGCAATTCAAGGCGCTGATACAACTTTTGTAGCTGCTGCAAGTACAAATAACTTTGCTGTAACTATTAATGGTGATACAAAGCCTAACAATTTCAATCCGTATACACCGGGTTATTACTCTGCTTATTGCGCTACTGGCGGAAACTACCTAACTTTTCTTGGAACAAATATATTACCAACAGGCACTGAAAATTTTACTTTTGAACTTTGGTTTAACAGAACAAACGCTTGGAATATAGGCGGGGACCTTTGCTCAACACAAGGTACCGCTAATGCTTTTCACACATTTGTAAATACTACTGCGGGTAGTATTCGTTTAAGTAGTTATAACACTGTTTTTGTTATTGAATATTCATATGCAACCATTGCGCTAAACACTTGGCATCACCTTGCAATAACTAGAAGTGGAAACAATTTTATAATGTGGCTAAATGGTGTAAGTGTTGCAACTGCGACTAATGCTGTTTCATTTACTGCACCTGGATCTTGTTGGATTGGTTCAAACGGTTTTACTGGGAATATTAGTAATCTTCGTGTTATCCGTGGAACGGCTTTGTATAGTGTTGCATTTACTCCTTCAACAACACCGTTAACTGCAGTTAGCGGGACTTCTTTATTAGCTTGTCAAAGTAATCGATGGATTGATAATTCATTAAACAATGTTGTAATAACACCAGTAAATTCTGCAACGATACAATCGTTCGATCCATTCATACCAAACAGCAGTTATAGTACATATGGTAGTGGATACTTTGATGGTACTGGGGATTATTTAAGTGTACCAAACAATGCCGTTTTTCAGTTTGGTACAGGTGATTTTACAGTAGAATACTGGGTTAACTTTACAACAACACCAGGAGCAAGTTCACTTATTCCATTATCTTGTTGGTCTAGTAATTCAGGATGGGAATTGTACTATCGTAATAATGCAACAATTACTTGGTATTATAACTCAAGCTTTATATCTGGCACAACTACACCAAAACCAAATACATGGTATCATTTAGCAGTAACTAGATCAAGTGGTACTACTAGACTATTTGTTAACGGGGCGATAGAAGCAACATTAAACAGTGATACAACAAACTTTATCCCTTCATCTATATTGTATATAGGTAATGAAGGCGGGTCTCTGGCACCGTTTACTGGTTATCTAACCGATGTCCGTATTGTTAAAGGTACAGCAGTTTACACAAGTAATTTCACCCCAAGCACAACACCTCTAACCGCTATAGCAAATACAAGTTTATTAACATTACAAAACAATCAACCAGTAAACAATAGTACTTTCTTAGATAACAGCACAAATAACTTCTTAGTTACACGTAATGGTAATACTACTCAAGGTACATTTAGTCCTTATGGTGGTAACTGGAGTAATTACTTTGATGGTACTGGTGATATGCTTCAAACTCCTAGCATTACTATTGGTACAAACGCTTTTTGTTTTGAATGCTGGCTATATCCAACTGTAACACAGGGGACTACTACTGGTATCTTTGTAGGTTCAGCTACGAATTCTTTACAAGCGTCATATTATGGAAATCCTGGTTTAGGTATAGCCACAAAAGGAACCGCATGGCAACTATATGAAGAAACTACACTACCTACTGTAAATGCTTGGAATCACGTTGCTTTTGTTCGTTCAGGAACAGGTGCAAACCAAACAAGTATTTATATTAATGGTGTTCGTGTAGCAAACGGTACCGTTGCATCTAATTTTGCGGCGAGTGTTTATCAAATATCAACGACTAATGCCGGCGGCTCTGTATTCCAAGGCTATATTAGTAATGCTCGATTAACTAACGGATCAACTCCGTATGATGCGACACAATCAACTATTACTGTACCTACTACACCACTGACACCAATAACAAACACTGTGTTATTAACCTGTGCTGATAACAGACTTATTGATGATAGTCCTAACAACTTTACTATTACAAAGAATGGTGACGTAAGTGTACAGCGTTTTAGTCCATTCAATCCATCATCAGTAACTCCAACCAGTTATAGTGGTTATTTTGATGGTACGGGAGATTATTTAACTTGGTCTGGTACTACAGTAGGTACAGGAGCAATGACGTTTGAATGCTGGTTTTATTACACCGGTTCTTTTAGCGGAATATCATCTTTCATCGGACCGGGTAGTGCTATTACTGGTGGATTAAATTGCAATCTTAATAATTCGACAACATTTTCTTTTGATCGTTATGGTGTATCAGCTAATAATTTTACTGTTCCAACAATAGCCGCAAATACTTGGAACCATGTCGCTTTTGTAAGAAATTCAAGCAATGTAGCAACAGTATTTTTTAATGGTGTTAGATCAAGTACAGGAACAGTATCAGATACATACAGTTATACAACTTCTGCCGCTATTGGATACACAGGTGGAGTAGTCCCGAGAAATTGGATTGGATATATTTCCAACGCAAGATTGGTTGTTGGGTCTAATGTTTACGACCCAACCTTAACAACGATTACTGTCCCAACAACTCCGTTAACCGCTATCGCAAATACAAGTTTATTAACATTACAATCACCAACATTTATTGATAACAGTACAAACAACTTTACGATTACTGCATTTGGTAATAGTCAACCGACACAACAAAACCCATTCGGGTTTACAAGTACAACAACTAATGGCTATACACCAAGTACAATAGGTGGTAGTGGTTATTTTGATGGCACCGGTGATTCTTTAAGTATTCCTGCCGGTACGTACCTGCAATTTACAGGTAATTACACTATAGAATTTTGGATATATTTTACAAGTGTATCGGGTGACCAAGATTTAGTTTCAAATTATGTGTCTAATACATCTGCGGATTGGACTATTGTTTTATCTACAACATTCCAATACTATCCAAGTAGTGCTGCTTCAGCTGTCGTCGGACCGACTGCAATTGCTAATAGATGGTATCATTTTGCAGCAGTTAGATCCGGGACAACTTGTTCTATGTATATTGACGGCGTATCAGTTGGCACGCCATTAACTTTCTCGGGAACATTGGGCGATGCAACAAGACCAGCATATATAGGTTCAAGAGGTGGTAGTAGTAATTTTACACGTGGTTATATGTCAGATGTCCGAATTACAAAATCTGCACTATACACAAGTAACTTTGTACCACCTGCACAACCACTACTCGCAGTACAAAATACAGTATCATTACTCAATATGACCGGTGCTGGTATCTATGATGCCGCAATGATGAATAACTTAGAAACTGTCGGTGATGCTAAACTAAGTACAGCAATAACTAAGTTTGGCGGAAGTAGTATGTATTTTGATGGCACCGGTGATTATCTGATACTACCTGCAGGACAAACAGGTGCATTTAACACAGGTAACTTTACTATTGAGTTTTGGTTTTATGCCACTACTGTTGCTATAGCAAATCAAGCTTTTATAGCGCAACGAACCGGTGATACGGTAGCCGTTATTGGCTGGAGTATACGTCTTGGAACATCCACATTTGCTGCCGATATATCTAATGGGTCAACTAACTATACTCTTACACATCAAACGGCAGTATCTGCAAATAGTTGGAATCACGGTGCCTTAGTTAGATCGGGCACTTCAATAACACTTTATTTAAATGGTGTAGCTAATTCATCTCCACAGACAGTAGCATCTAATTACATTCTGAATGGAT